ACAATTGTGAGGCTTTAAGATTCGCGGCTTCACTCCAGCGGCACCCGGTTGAAAGGCAGATTTTGATAATCAGGGTTATCGTGAACTTTACAGGCGGCAAAAAGCTTTTGTATCTGGTTTTCAGTCAACCATGCCATTTCTTTCTCAGGCTGATCAAACCTGCGTATATTTTTAAGTGGGTTGGGGGGGCTGATTTCGCCTGGCCGCTCCAGCTCATTAAAAAGAGCACGAAGGAATGCATGTTCACAGTTAATGGTACCCGGTGAGACCTTTAACGATTTACCACTGATTTTATATTCGTTTTGTATGAGGCCCTGTAAACGTCTGTCCCGATAATCTGCCCAATCCTTCGAAGTGATAGAGGCAGCAACGGGGTTTCCCATGCCATTGCAAATAATATTGAGTTTGCAGAGTCGGCCTTTTCTATCACTTAGCGAGCAACCGTGCAGTTTGTACCATAGCTCAATAAGTTCGCTAAGCTTGCGGTTATCCTCTTTCTCAGCCAGCCAGGGTTTAGCCTTAATTTCGTCCTGAGTATTGCTCAAAGGCAATGGCTTCAGCTCGGGTCCTGAACTGTCGTCTCACTCGTTTACCATCCTTTCCAATGAGATAGCACTCGCAGAGCCACTTACCTGTATTTAATTTCCTTATTGCCATGCAGTCCCCTTGATAAAAGGGGATTAACTTACTGTATATAAAAACAGAATTCAATGTTTGCTTATGGATTTTCAAACATGAAAAAGCCCGCTTAGCGGGCTAAATTAATGCAGCAGGGAAGGTTGCTGTTGGCTGGTGTAGAGTGGCACCTTATTGATTTGCCCAAGCGAGACAATCATTCCAGTCACGGTCTCGTGTGTTTTGAATGTGCAGCTGCAATTGATATTCTGGCACTGGTGATAACGTTCTTTTGTTTCTTTTGAAACATAGCGGCTGCTTTTTGCATGGGCTGCTGTCTGGCATAAAGGGCAGTGCATCATGATTAATATCCTCGAAAAGGGGCAGGGTAGAGCCACTTAGTTTGAATATGCAAATCAAGATTTGCATATTACACTCTGATTAAGCAGTTTCCGTTTCATCCTCTGTTTCTGACTGATATTCAATATCTGAAAGCAGAACCTCAAACTCAAGCGCGTTTGTATATCCGCTGCCGCTTATGCTGTGCGTCACCTTGCTGATAATCCACGGCTGCGCATCGATAACTGACTTAAATCCGCTCACCCTGACCGGCGTCTCCGGGTACAAATCGGCACGCCCCATCGCCAGGGTGATCGAGAACTCAGCAACGCTGCGCTGAAGTTTACCCCACTTTGCTTTAGCCGCCCGCATCGCTGCCGCTTTCGTCGCATATACTGTGGTCAGCGTAAATATGTTGTCTTCAGTCCCCGTAAGGTAATCACCCTCTCTGGCCTCCGGCGTTTTAGTCGCGGTCGTCTTTTTCTTTTTAGCCGCCGGGTGCTCAAGCGCGCGCAGGTGCTTAACCTTCGGCTTTCGCTTCACTTTAACTTTTTTAGGCTTAGGGTCTTTGGTGTGCATCCAGCTCGCAGAGACGCCAGTGTATGCTCCACGGTCAACAATGCTGAAGCTGTGCCGGTCGCCGTCCTGCCGCGTGATCGTCATCTGCGGGATTGGCTTTCCGCTGGCGGTGACGCCGTTACCGGGGCGGATAAACAGAAGCCGCCCGGCCTTCACTGCAGCAACCGCGCCATAAAGCGTGGCAAGTCGCGTCAGGAATTTAGCATCTGCCTCCTGCTTCTGGTCAATGTGCGCCACGGCAATTCCGGCGAATCCATCGACCAGCATTGGCTTTAAATTATTGCGCCCGGCTATCTGCGTGACGACTTCCCTAGGGTAGTGTCGTGATAGGACACCTCCCGGCGGGAATTGAGCGAGCCAAGGAAATCAGCGCTGCGGGCGTGAATGGTCATGGTGTCCGGAGCGCCGTGGTGCTCAACCTCATCAACGGTGAAATTACCTTTGCCGAAAAGCGTCTGCCCCTTCCAGCCGAGAAACAGCGTTATCAATGCGCCGCTAACCGGCATTGCCAGCTGACCGTCGGCGTCGTCCAGCTCAACATCCAGCTGGTCAGCTTCGAAGCCGCGATTATCGGCCAGCATCATCGAGATAAGGCGATCCCGGATATTGGTTGTGACGCCTTTAGAGTTAACCTTCAGCATGAAATCCGGCGTCAGCTGCGCCCTGGCCTGCAGGCTGCTTATCCCGATCATCCCAGCAGCCCTCCTGCAGTTGAAATCAGGCTATCGGCCGCCGACTTCACGCCGTCAATTGCTGACGTAAGCTGCCCTGGCAGACTGGCGGAACCACTGATGAGCCCGTCAGCCTGTTTCTTCAGATCGCCAAACATAGAGGTAAGCGACTCATCAACGCGCTTCAGACTCAGGGTAAACACGTTTTTGCTTGCCGTTCCGTTAGGGTAAAACTCATCTGAAGGTGTTAGAAATACTCTCGATCACGTACATGCCGTAAATCATGCCGCTGCCGCCAATCAGCGGCCACGCCATGCCCTCATCGGCCATCAGACGGACGGTCATCAGTGACACCGAGCCGCCTGTGATTTCCGGGCGAAGCTCACCGGAAAGCGTGATTATTTCATCGCCCGGCCCGATAAACTGCGCCGATGGACGCTGCCCGAACCGGCTGTTAGTAGGCCAGCGGCAATTGATATTCTGCTGCATATCCCCGTATGGCAGGGGCTGTCGCATAAACGGCATCATGCCGTAAGCATCGGGCGACGGCACTTTGTCTTTCAGGCCATCGGATTTCGTGTCGATAATGCCGAGCTTATCCAACACCCAGTTAATGCCGCCCGTTAGCTGATCGAGTGCATGGCTCGGAATTTTCAGCGCCTCGGCAAGCATGTTGCCGAACTTTTTACCCATGTCTCCGGCGGCGACAAGTTCGGTCTGTGTGGACCTCACCGGCGGCTGCAGTTTGCCGAACCAGTCACAAAGCTCTGACCTTGCAGCCTACCCACTCAAACACCGGCTTCAGCGAACAGAATGAATCACTGATCGGCCCCATCGCAGCAGTGAAGCTTTCGGCTATGCCCGCTATAAATGCGCTGATAGGTTCCCAGTATTTGCGTACCAGCAGTGCACCGGCCACGATTGCCGCCGCGACGGCCACAACCGGCAGCGTGATAGCGCCCAGCGCCCAGCGCCCCAGCCAGCAACAGCCCGCCCATTACCACTTTTGCAATACCGCCTGCAGCTCAGGGTTAGCTTTAATCCAGCCATCAACCTTAAGCAGCAGCGCCGCTGTATCCTGGGTAAGTGTGCGCAGGCTGCCGTCGTTCTGATCAAATAGGTCGGTGCCGATTGCCTCAAAAGCAGACTGCAGCTCTTTCAGGTCGCCGTCGAGGTTATCCTGCATGACCTGGACCAGCTCGGCCGTTTTACCATCAGAGGCTTTAAACTCGGCGGTCAGCTGGTCGAGCTTGCCGGTTGAGGCAGCAGTCATCAGCAGGGCGGCTGATGAGCTGGCCTCCCCGCCGAAGATTGTTTTCATATACTCGGCGCGCTGGCCCGTTCCCAGCTTGTGACGATCAAAACTCGCCTGCATTTCTTTCAGGATGGTAAAATCGGGCGGGTATTTTCTTTACCGTCTGCGGTTTTAATCCCCAGCTCTTTGATAGCCTTGAATGATTCGCCGGTAGGAGCCTGCCGCCTGCTCAGCACGGCGCGGCTACCCGTACCGGCCATTGAGCCTGTTATTTTGCAGTCATGCAGAGCGCCGATCATTGCTGCAGTCTGCTCGATACTGACACCCGCATTTTTCGCTACCGGGGCAACATAGGTCAGCGCATCGCTCAGCCCGTCAAAGTCAGAGGCCGTTTTATTCAGCGTCATCGACAGCACGTCGCCGATGTGTACAACCTTATCGTTTGAAAGCTGGAAGGCTGGTTTCATCCCCATAAGCAGCCCGGCGTTTCCCTCCATAGTGCGCTTGTTTGCCAGCGCCATGTTAAGCGTAACCGGCGTAACGACCTGAACCGCTGCGGCATCACCGCCGCCTTTGGCGATAACGATTTGCGCACCTGCCGCATCATGGGCAGAGGCGGCGGTTGTATCACCAAGCTCACGCGCCTGCGCAGTCAGGGCTTTCATTTCCTTTGAGTCTTTCGCCACGCCGAGAACGGCCTGCAGCTTGGAATTCTTCTGTGCAAACTCAAAGCCCGGCATCAGCAGCGAGGTTGCCGCCATGCCGCCGACCGTTGCCGCACCGATACCGGCCGCGCCCATATTGCGCACCTTGTCCGACAGCTCCTGTCCTTTCCGGTAGCGCTCGCTGGTCTGGTTCAGCCGCTCCGGCTGTGCATTCAGCCGCTGCAGCTCCATTTTCTGTCGGCTCAGGCTGACGGTTGCTCAGTTTTGAGAAGCGTTGTGCATTCCACTTCTGGCGAGTCGAACAGGATTTTACCGCCGCTTTGATGGTTGCCGTCTGTATGCCAGTTGCGATCAGCGCGCCGGTTTCCGGCTCGTACTCGATTACCGCGCCGTCAGGAAAGGACCAGTGCAGTGCATCGGCCGAGGCAGACGGAGCTGGGTTGTCATCCGAGAAAATGCCCGGCAGTACAAAGCCGGTATTGAGTTCGCCGCCCAGGCACAGAATAAGAACCTGCTCACCCACTGACGGCGCATTCCACGAACGGGTTCTACCCGCGCGGGCGCTCAGCCAGTGCAGCCAGCCGGTAGTATTTTTACCTGTATCGACACAGCACAGCCCGCCGTCAAGATTGACGGCCGACACGGTTCCGATGCGGATCAGGCGCAGAATTTCAGGCATTTGGTTTTCAGTTTGCATATGAAGAAGGATGCATGATGTCCACACATCCTTCTATTTGAGAGTGTTTGCTGAATGAACCACAAACACTCAACGATCAATATCTACATAATGAAATGCTTATAGTAAATGCAAACTCTCTAAAGTTCGCAGTTGCTTAAAAAATTTTCTATTTAATTTAGTATAAAATTGCTCATCAATACTTTTAGCATACGCTATAAAGCCAGATAACTTATTGTATTCTTCCTGTCTCAGCTTACCCTTAGCAAAAAGACTAAGCTTAAGTCGGATAGAGTCTTTCTGTTTTTTATGCAGGGTCACATGCTGGTCATGACAGATTTTTAATCCTGTTGCAATCATACTTCCACCTGACGAACTACATACTTTTGTCTTGTCAGGGTTAACCTTAAAGTTCGAGTGACAATTCTTTGCGCATTTACTAATCATCTTTATAATTAACTTGCTTAAATTTTTCCCTGATACAGAAATGATCAAATCATCTGCATAGCGTGTATATACAGGGTTAAACTTTTCAAACTTTGCCAACTCTGATATAACTAATTCATCCAACTCCCTCGCTACAAAGTTAGCTATCGCAGGGGAACTTGGAAAACCAATCGGCAGCGCCTCACTTACACTCAGAAAGCAAGATTCTTTTATCATGAACAATAGTTCCGCATCATTCCCAATGGGGAAGTCAATCAAATCTCTGTAGTCGTTAAAACATCTTTCAAAATCACTATATTTTATTGAAGGGAAAAAGTCTTTCAAGTCCACCTTAACAAAATACTTATTCCCGGATTGAGCATGTCGCAGAGCGTTATCTTTTATTGAGCGGTTTTTCACAAAAGCGTAAGAACTAGGGTGCTGGGGAAGCTTCAAAAAAAATTTCGTCAAAAGCCAATATTGAATAAGTTTCACTTTCATTGTTGGATGATGAATTATCCTTTGCCCACCATTTTTCTTACGTATAGGCCATTTTCTAGGCTGCTCACCCGAATCAATAACGGATTGTGTAAACCCATCTCTCATCATCACATCTTTATCGACTTGAGAATAAATGCTCATACTTGATAAATCCTTTTAGGATCATTTTTCAGGAAGTAAACCTTGATAATTGAAGATATGCTCTCAATGTCGAAATCATACCTAAAATAATATTTCCTCTGAGCAGAGAAATAATATTCTTCATTGTGGCGAATAATATTTATAGCCTTCAATATACCTAAGTGCTTAAGCAAGCCTTTTTTATAAGAATGATCATTCCCGAATAGCGCTACAAGTATATCTATTAGTTCTTGAAGTCTCACAGAACCACAAGTAAATATTACATCATGAATAAACCGTATAGAATCCTTGTCAAATCTTACTGCAGGATTCAAGCTTTCTTTTTTTAAAGTCCTTGCTTGCTTTCTATTTTTTTTTGAAAGAATTTTGTATAAAGGTGAAAAAATCTCCCCGATTCCATCGACACGATCAATCGAGTCTGGCCGCTCACTCATTTTATAATGAAGAAAATGACCTTTTTGCTGAGCTTCAGACACTGCTTTGATAGGACCCATGTTAATGAATGACTTTTCAAATATATACTTTGAGTTATTGACTATTATTAGTTTACTTCTAAGCTCTTTGCTATATGAGAATGCACCAAGCTCGGTAAATGATGAGTAACTTTCGAGAATGATTAGAATATGATCAGCCAAAGCAGATAATTCACTTTCAATATCTAATAAATTGTCTGATATGGCCTCATCATCTTGGGATAACTCTTTAAAAATTAGCTCAGCAAGGAAGAAATGACAATTTTGTAGGTTTTTTTCTGAAAAAGAAATTAGTTCAGACCTTCTTGCGGAAGGCTGACCATTGGTTCGGTTGGCACCACATAGGAATATGAACTTTTTGACATCACCCGGGCACTTTACTCTATCAGATTCGATAAATACATTAAGTAATTTGACGACGCGGTTGAGTTCAGTGCCCTCTGTTTTAAACTGAACAATCATCACTCATCCCAATGATAGATTTAAGGAGGCACCAAACCTACTAGAGCACGTCGTTCAGTTCGCTGATCGGCGGCCACC